TAGACAATGTTGAAATGAAAGTTAAGATGAAACAAAAAGCCGCAGGTAACTTTAGAATTAAATATATGCCTGCTCAATCTACAGTAAATGATTTGAGAGCATATGTCAAAGAATTACAAATACAAACAGGTATGAAACTAGACTTTATGTGCGTTGACTATTTGGATTTGTTAATGCCAGTAAGTGCTAAAGTAAGTCCTAGTGACTTGTTTGTTAAAGACAAATATGTATCAGAAGAATTACGTAACTTGGCGAAAGAGTTTGATTTAGTATTCGTAACTGCATCACAGTTAAACAGAAGTTCAGTTGATGAAATTGAATTTGATCACAGTCATATCTCAGGTGGTATATCAAAAATCAATACAGCAGACAATGTGTTTGGTATCTTTACATCACGTAGCATGAGAGAACGTGGTCAGTATCAAATTCAGTTAATGAAGACAAGATCAAGTTCAGGGGTAGGACAAAAAGTAGAATTAGCATTCGATATAGAAACATTGCGTATTACAGACCCAGGAACTAATGCACCAACGCATAACACATCACAACCATCTGCACAATCTATCATGGATAAGTTTAAAACAACATCACAAGTAGGGCAGACTAATGAAATAGTAGAAAATCAAGTAGAGCCCGAGCAAAAACGAGTAAATGGTGATGTACAAAGTACAAAATTAAAATCATTATTGAATACTTTGAAAGACAAATAATATCCAAAATGGTCACGATTGACTAAATAGTAGTAAGGAATTATACTTATGCAGAAAAAAACTAAAAGCCTTTTAGAAGAACTAGAAAATTTTGGTAGCAACCGAGATATCCCACATATTGTAGAGTCTCGTGGCAACAATATTATTACTAGTGCGGTCAATTTAATTGAATTCATTCAACGTAATTACGATGATGTTCAGGCTGAACAGTTAGAAAAGAAACTGCTAAGTGCTATCCGAGGTAGAGACAAAACTCGTTTTTCAAAGACGATTAAAAAGTATCAAGGGTAAGTATCAATGAAGTTTGATGAAGTCATTATCAAAGAAAATAAATTAGGCGACTGGATGTTTGGAGACAAACGATACCGCGGTCAGGGCGGCATGGGCGGTACAGGAGGCCCTACAGTAAAAGCACCTAGTTTAGGACTTAAAGGTGGACTAACAAAACAAGATAAATTAGCATACAAATTATTTGTAAGAGACTTTGTTAGTGATGCATTGAGTACAATCGATTCAGGTCTTAGAGCAGGATTAATTAATCCGCCTTTAGGTCCAGGATCAGTCACTGGTGATGATCCAAATAATCCAGACTCTCAAGGAAATATGGATCCGGACAACAAACAACGTTTAATGCCTGGCTTCCAAGAAAAAATGAGAAGAATGTTTAATCCTAAAATGAAAGGACATGAAAAGTACGGTGAGTACAAACCTGATACATCAGATTTCGGTAAAGAAACAGACGGCTTTAACAAGCCTAAAGTACCTACTAAACGTAAAATGAAATGGCAACAACACAGTATCAAAGATTTAATTGATAAAGGTTTGACTACACAAGAAATTAGGAGAGCATACCCTGGTTGGAACGGTAATCTTAATGAGTGGGTTAAATTTGTCGAAATGAATATGATCTTAGAAAGTATCATAGACGAACAAGCACATGAAACAGATGTAGAAGCCGCAGGTGGTAGACTACTTAGTGTTTTTATGAAAGACTGGTTTGGTCAGTGGATGCAAAATGTTGATTATACCAAAAGTAAAGATGTATTATATCAAATCATTGATAACTTAGAACATGTGTATAACAATTCAAAGAATCCATCTAAGCCAAACATTGATAGAGATATTTTAACTCAGTTAGCCGACGGTGCTTGGGCGGCAACTTCTACAGTAGGTGTTACACCCGTAGGAGCAAAGAATGCACAAGGTGCAGAAGTAATACAAAAATCAGTACAAGCCCAAGGTGCAAAAGAACCTGAATTAAAATCAAAAGAAACACCAATGAAGCCCGTACAGATACCTGCAGGCATAGCAATTAAAGATGCAGGCGGAACAGAATATTTTTATAACGGAGAACAGTGGACTGATTCTAGTGGTAATGCGTTGTCAGCAGAAGAACAGCAAAAGTATTCAAAAATGTATGCGATGGATCCTAAAACCTTCTATAAAACAGAACTTGCACCACAAAAGAAATCTGTTAAAGAATCTAAAACTCAATCAGCAATTAGAGCAGAAAAAATACCATCACTGAAAACGAGGTAACAATGAACCTCAGTGAATCATTATCTAATACTTTACGTACATTAGAAAAAATCAACTTAGTCGAAGCAAAGGGACACTTAGATCACCCAGAAGATTTAGTGTTCTTAGGCGATGTTGAGGGTGCTAGACAAGCAATTAGTGCAATAGAACAAACAATCGCACAACCGGGTACAATCACAATTAAGTGGGACGGCTATCCCGCTCTTATCTTTGGACGTAATAAAGAAGGTAGATTCTCTATTATGGACAAACATATGTTCAATAAGAAAGACGGTACAGGAAGACAAGTGTTTTCTCCCCAAGAGTTTAGACAGTATGATAAGAATAGAGGTGTTGATCGAGGAGACTTGTATCAGTTGATTGATGATATATGGCCTGGATTAGAAAAAGCAGATAGAGGATCATTAGGTTATTATTGGGGAGACTTATTGTTTGCAAAACCATTAGAAGACCAAGACGGATACTACTCATTTAAAATGAATCCAAATGGTATTGCATACAAAGTAAAAGCAGATAGTGAAGTTGGTCACATGCTAAAAGGAAAAACAGCAGGAGTAGGTGTGCATACATTTATTCCAGTTAACGCACAAACTACAGATGAGTCATCATCACTAGACGGTACGATAGGTAACTTACATAACAATAGTGATGTAGCAATTGTACCTAGCAAGATGCCCATTACACCAAAGATTAAAATGCCCACGAAATTGAAATCACAAGCAGAAGCAGAAATTGCTCAACACGGTGATGCTGTTCGTATCTTAATGAATTCAGCGCCACAGGCACGTACTGCATTTAATTCTTTGTTTACTGTATTCATTAATAAAAAGATTGTTGCCAAAGACCTGTCAAATTTGTATAATGATTTTATTCAGTTTGTTGAGCAACGTCCAATGACTGACTCAATGCGTACTAAAATTACTAATCACTTCAATGCTCACAAGGACGGTGTTATGGGTGCATTTAAGATTTGGATTGCATTGTATAATCTAAAACAGAACATCGTAGATCAATTAGACAAAGCCGCAGAGGCTAGTCCTGTTAAAGGATACTTAGATGATGGCAGTGAAACACACGAAGGTTTCGTTGCTAATGGACTCAAGTTTGTCAATAGAATGGGCTTTTCTGCTCAAAATCTCGCCGCAAAGTAATAATATCACCGCATTTTTTCATAATCGGAATAAATAATAGTATGAACCTCACGGTGAGGGACAACAAACTATACAGGCTCGGAACGAGTCTTTAAATTAAGGAAAAGAAAAATGGCACAATTTACAAGAGCAAATGGTGACTTTTATCCAGTATTACGTTTAGACGCAACTGGATATTCAAACCCGGGTGTTAACGCAGTTTCAAGCGGTTCAACAGTTCAGCCTCAAGGGCCGAAGTTAGACTTCTTCAACATTGAGTTAGCAGACATCGCGGCAAACACAACTTTAGCAAACATCGCAATGTTAACAATTCAGCAGAAAGCAATTGTTTACATTTACGAGTTCACTAACGATGCAACTGATGATCTTTCAATCGCAGTATATCCTACTGGCGCTTGGGACGCAACTACTTTAGCATCTGCTATCGATACAGCAACTGGTGGAACATCAACAGTTGTAGCATCAGCAACATTCACTAACTAAGTTTTTAGTTAAAGAATTAAAAAGCCTCTTTTATTAGAGGCTTTTTTTTGGCTACTAAATACAACTATGAAAACCATAACTTGCTTCACATTGTTTGACATTACTCATACTAATGTTCTCAACAGATCAAAGCCTGTTGGGGACAACCATACGTTATGGCAAGTTCAAAGAAATTCACAAGCAAACTTTGATACTATATTGCAATGCATAAGTTTGCGAGGCAACCCAGAAATATTACATTATCCTCATCGTATAGAGGACAACACAGAAAATTCTTCATTTGGATTTTTAATAGACAAAAGCATACAAGATTTTCATTATTGGAAATTTGATTTTAAAGTACAAAACAATTCGGTGTTTGATGATGACATAGGACCTTTAGGCTTTCTTGTAAAAGACTGCCATGAAATACCTATGATTAAATGCGGTACAGAAAGTGTAGACTTACCTGACTTTTTAGATACTACACCTGAATTGAATAATATATACTTTATGGAGAACGTATGAAAAAGAAGATAAATGCAGAAGAAACTCGCAACAAAATTAAACAGATGTTTAAAGGAGAACTAATTAGAGAATTAAAAAATCTTTATATTAGTAACGACAGGTCTGGTATCAAAGCCTTTGGCAAATACAGAATACGAAAAGATCAAGGCAGTCACTTGTACAAAGTATCATGCAATGATTGGGAAGAATCATATGAATTTATAAATGCAAGAAATGCAATGGCATACTGCGTATTTTCTCACAATCGTAATACTGAAAGGGCAAAAGAAGTTTATAGCCTAGATGGCAAAATGGCATCCATCAATTTAGACATTGCAGTTCATACTAGAGGTTACAAAAGTACAACAAAGGATTTAGATCATAGATTAATACAGTTAACTAAATTACAGGATGATTTAGGTCGCAAGAAACAAATTGTGTATAACTTAGAAAGACTAATAAATACATCTAAAGAACAACAACGTAGAATTTTTGAGGAACACAAAAAAAATCGGTTTAAAAAACCCAGAAATTCTACGGAACAAGATAAATACAATATATCTACGACAGATTACTAGGAATTTAATATGAAACTTAATGATTTAAACACACAAGAAGTTGCAGTCAAGGCTTTGAAAGAAAACTTTGAAGTTGATTTTAACGTCAAGGGCTTGAACAAAATCCAGACTCAAACTATGCATAATAAAGTAAAGGGTTTAATTGCTGAAGCAAAAGAATCTCAGAACTTTGGTGCTGAATATCCAGCATATATGAAGTTAGTGTTTGTAGAGCAGGCTCTCAGAGAGCATTACAAAATTGCTCCTGAAGCACCTAGAACTAAAATCATTACAGAAAATGAAGAAGTTAATAGATCACAAGTAATCTTAGCCGCACAAGACATGGTTGATTCTGTACAGAAAATGTTAGAAGAAGTTTCAGATATGTTAGTCAAAGAAATGCCTGCATTAGTAGATTCTGTGCAAACAGAAATCGGTGTTAACGAAGCACAAGCATTTGATCAAACAGCAGGACAAGGTCTTGCAGAATTAAATCAGTGTTTAGTATCTGTTAAAGGTCAACTTGATCAAGCATTAGCAGGTATTACAGGTGGAAATGTTGTAGATGCATTTGACGGTGACGTAGACTCAGGTTTAGGTGACGGAGAAGTTGGTGTTGACAGTATGGATGTTTCTGATCCTGTAATGAACGTAACAGGTGATGAAGGAACTGACGTAGTAGACGTTAATGCTCCAGAAGTCGTCGGCGATGTCGAAGACGTAAACGTAGACGTATCAACAGGACCAGTCGGTAGAGCAAAAAGGTAAAGCACATGAGGCTTTACGAGTTTGTTGATGCTCAGGATAGCAACGCAATGGCAGCCAGTATCGTGGCTGTTTCCAATCAACTAAAACAACATGTAGAAGATGGGTCCATTGATCCTGATAACTTTACAGTTGATCAACTGCTAGACACATTCCAAGACAATGACATTATACTTGACGTACAAGACTTGTACAAAATGATGGAAAAGCCTCTTTTAAAAAGTGTCATTTCAAATATTCAGGGAGATAAAGTAGTATTCAAAGGACACGAACCTGTTAACATTGAACCTGGAAAAGACAAAGAATCTGATAGTGAAAAAACCGTTGATAAAATGGCAAAGTCTGCTATGAAAAAAGATCGCGGCGCCTTTAAAATATAAACCCAATCCACTTTACACGTAATATAAATTACTTTATAATAACATATTGAGGTGTTAAATACAAGTATGGAAGTTACAGACATTGCAAAAGATAAAATTAAAGCCCATTTAGAAAAACGCGGCAAAGGCGTTGGTATTCGTATAGGCATAGAAACTACAGGGTGTAGTGGATATGCTTACAAACTTGAATATGCAGATAATATTAACGAAGAAGATATTATCAATGAATATGATGGGTTTTCAATATTAATTGATCCTAAGGCTAACACTATACTTGAAGGAATCACAGTAGACTATCAAAAACAAGGATTAAATGAAGGTTTTGAATTTATTAATCCGTTAGAAAAGGCACGTTGTGGTTGTGGAGAGAGTTTTACGATTTGAATTTAAAAATATCACACTTAGTCGTTAACGGCTGTAGTTATACATATGGACACGGAATAGCAGATCCAATCAATGATTGTTGGGCTTCTATCATTGCAAAACGTTTAGGAGTTCCGCTAGTTAATCTTGCTCTACCCGGACAGGGAAATCAAGCAGTCTTTCGTAGAACGATGCAATACTTTTACAAAGACCTTTTGCATGACAACAATCCTTTCTATATACATGCATATACTCAATCATCACGTAGAGAATGTTACTTGGCAGATGCCTATGCCGGCGCGCCTCCCCATCATTTTCATATTGTTGATGGTTACGGAACTCACTCTCAGTTAGAAAAAGAAATAATTTTAAACTCTGATGATCACTATTATTGTTTAATGGAACAAGATAAATTACATCGTTGGACAAGTATTAATAGTTTGTTAGATACAAACAATATACCTCATCTTATGAGTGATTATATGCCAAATACTTCAGCGGTAGTACAAGATTTTATAGAACGTTACGAGACAATTTTGATAAATGAATTAGAATTACACTCTGGCAAATTAAGAAATTTTAATGAAGTTACACAAGATTTTGACAAGACGCCTTGTTTACATGAAACAGTAGAAGGACATAAACATCTTGCAGATTATGTTTGGAAAGAAATAGAAAAACGTTATGATGAAATCGAAGTGATTGACTGCAACCATGCTAAGTTACATGATATACTAATACATACTCCAGAAACGGAAAAAGATGTACAATATAACCATACTAATACTATAAATTTTTATCCACTTGAATTTTGTAGAAACGTATATTACTTCCATGAATTAGGATTAGATTATTTAAATAAAAACTGGGCAGGCAAACCAGAAACAGATCATATGAGGCCATAATGATAACACAAAAATATCCATACCAAGAACTAAAAAAGAAAAACTTTGATGGTTCACGTAAATATCTTACACCAGACGGAGGTAAACTTCCTAGTGTAACGACTATCTTATCTGCTACACAATCTGAAGAAAAGAAAAAATCATTACAAGAATGGCGTAACAGAGTTGGACATAAAAAAGCACAAGAGATCACTACTGAAGCCGCAGGTCGCGGAACACGTATGCATAAATGGTTAGAAAACTATGTGTTAAGTGACACTGGAGACATGGGGCAATACGGATCTAATCCATACAGCAAACAAAGTCATATTATGGCACAAGAAATTGTTGACAAAGGTCTAGTAAACTGTGAAGAATTTTGGGGAACTGAAGTTACATTATACTATCCTGAAATCTATGCAGGTACAACTGACTTAGTTGGTTTGCATAAAGGTGATGAAGCAATCATGGATCACAAGCAAACGAATAGACCCAAGAAACGTGAATGGATTGATGATTATTTTATTCAGTTAGCCGCATATGCAGATGCACACAACATCTTATATGGCACAAAGATTAAGAAAGGTGTCGTGTTTATGTGTAGCAAAGACTATGAATACCAAGAGTTTATTGTAGAAGGCAATGAGTTTGATAAGTATCATCAACAATGGCTAAAGAAGTTAGAAGAATACTACACTAAGTACATCTGATAAAATGCCACATTGATTTAAAATCAATGATAAATAAGTATAATCAAAGGAAAAGATTAGACTTATGAGCATTATACAAATCTCTAAAATTCAACAAAGGGCTGGTAACCTAGTTGATTTACCACAATTAGACGAAGCAGAAATCGGTTTTGCCAGTGATGCAAAAAGAGTCTTTATAGGTAAAACTACTAGTGGATTAG